AATCCTTGTAATTGCGTACTAGCTTACTTCTGAATCGTCTAAGCCCCTGGTGGTGTTATCTTTTAAGTCCCGGTGTACTTCCCCGGCAACCCGTAAAGGCTGAGCTCTCACACTAGCACAGAGTGCGCATTCTTCAGAGTTTAAAATGCCTCTAGCAATGTCTCTCTTTCAAAACTTTCCCTCCGACCCCTTTGTCGAATATGCTGAGTATTATAATGAGACGCACAAAGGTCTCTACACAGTTGACGCCCTTGCGCGTTGCACCGCGTTTGAAGATGTTGAATTTGCGCGTGTTGTGACGAACACTGCTTTAATGGTGTCTGTTCCTCTTGATGAACCTGTCAAGGATCTTAGCCACTATTATGATCGCATGCATAAACGTGTGATTAATAATCTTGGTTGTATTTTCTTCCAGAATTTTGAGGTCATGGATCGTCCGATGTTTAATTTAATTGAACATCTTAATGAGGCGACTATGGATCAAATCGTCCATCTTAGTACTTTGAGTGCTAGTGTTATGGTTCCTAATCTTGGACCGACTCCTTTGTGGTCCAGCATGTTCAATGCTCCTCCTCCTGATTGGTTTCAAGAACCTATTGTTGAAGAATTCATTGACAAGGGTCTTTTGGATCAAGTTATGAAGCAAGGTTATGTTTATACTCGGAAGAGTGAATATTATTTTGCTTCTAGTTCTCCTCCTTCTTTGTCCCATCTTAGTCATTTTGCTATCCTTGATGATCGGCGCCGAAAGTGGTTCCGGTTTTTGGAACAATATGACATGCCTCATGGTCTTTATCAAGTTGGTCCGGCTGCTCAGGCTGTGATTGATGTTGAGAAAGCACCTGAATCTAAGGGTGTTTGGTCGACTGCTACTGGTTTAGTTTCTGGTTTGTTGAATACACCTGCTAAGGCAGAGGTGTTGACGGACCGTATTATTGATATATTGGATGAAAACATACCTACATTTACAGAAAAGATGTTAGAAGTTAAAGAGCTCCTAACTAAAATGACGAGTGTGATGGAGGTCTTTTCTGCAGAGTCTGTTAAAGAGACTTTTGAGTCTTTTAAAACAACGAATTCTTCTGTTTCTGACTTTCTTAAGTGGGTGAAGGGTATCTTAGCGGGTCTTAATTCGCCGGATACCTGGATACGATATATTATACCTGTTGCCGCTGGAATCTTGATTTATTTGATTCGTGGCGAGAAGTCTTATCATTTGATACCTGTTTTGGAAGGGGTCGCATTTGCTGGTGTGGCATATGTCGGTTCTTCTTACCTTGCTCCTTTGTTGGATTTGTGTGCTCATATGAAAGATGGTTTCTTTCAAGGACCATTTGGTTCTTTTAATGAAGCTGTTTCAAAGATGTTGTCCGGTTATTATAACTGTTCAATGAATTTTGATCGCTTGTCTAAGATCCTCCAGAATATACCTAAAGATATTGATGCCGTTTCTCGTATAGGAGGCATGATAAATGCTTTCTTTTCTTACCTTAAAGTGCGTTTGTATCTCGCTATGGGTTGGG